TTTTACACAATCTAAATTATTACTATCCATATCTTCTTCAATTAAAATATTACTTTTAAAAAAAGGTACAAGATCACTATAGTGGTCTGATAATATACGTTCACAACTAGAACTTTGGATTAGATAAATAACATCTCCATTTTTTATATCATGGATGATGTTATTATATCTTTTTAAGTATTTCTTTTTAGTAGTAGATAATTTATCTTCTTTTTCATGAATAAACATCATTTTATAGGTTTTATCCCATATTTGTTTGTTTTCAAATAAACCACTATTTACTATTTCAACATCATCAAATATGTCATCTAATCCATTATCTAAAATATAAGATACAGTTTTATAAGAATTACCACTCCAATCAAAAGGGTAATTTTTTACTCTTACTTTTGCTTCATTTGCAGCGTAAGCAGCAGTACATACTTTACCTATTGGAAAATAGACTTTTTTCACACTGATCTCTTTACTATAGTTTCAAATTTTTGAGTAGCTGGTTTGTGTTTTGGGTTTTCTAAATCAAATAACTTTTTAACCGAACTAAATATATCTAAGTTTTCCTCTTGAGTACGAGGTGATTCATATATTTCCCAGTTTTTACCTTTTATACGTTTACCAGATTTATCTGCCCCTCTAGATTTAGATTTAAGCCATAATACACCTACTCTATCTATCTTTTTACCAAAGCATTCTTCATAACATTGAGCATAAACAGCACCTTGTAGATCATAAGTTGTTTGTAAATGGTTACTAGTTTTAAAATCAATAACCCAACGTTCCATTTTACCATCAATTTCAAGTTCACATACTAAATCACAAGTACCTGCTACTTGCAATACGTCTGAAAATAAAGATACTTCTGTTTCAACTAATGTTGGTTTGTAAGTTTCCCAAAAATCAACAAAACGTAAAAACATTTGCCAAACATGAGGTGCCATTCTAGGATGACCATTTTCATTTAAATATTTTAATTCTTTACCTTCAAAATATTCTTCAATCATTTCATGTACTGCTGTACCTTCCTCTGCTGCTTTCTTAACAATCCATTCAGCACTATAACCTACTTTTTTAAGCCAGTCTTCAAAATATTTGCCTTTAGGATAGGCATTTAAAACATAAGTAATAGATGGATAATATTCACCATTACGTCTGTAATACCTTGAATCAGGTAAAGTTATTTGCTTGTGATCGTCTGAGATCTCTAAAATTCTGTTGTATGATTTTTTTATCATATAGCTAATTTTCGCCCCAATAATGAAGAATAAGTTAGTGGAACTGTTTTTTGTATAAGTCTTGTGAAATCTTCGAAACCCATTTCACTCGGGTCCTTATCTTGCATATCTACGAGATAGACTTCTTTACCTTGTGCCATTAAATTTTCACAAAAACGTAAAGCTTGTTTAATTGCATCCTTATCCAGAGCAATATAAATTTTATCAACTAATGAAGTAACAATTTTCTTCATTAAATTCTTTTGTATGTTTTTTCCTAATAAAGGAATTGCATTTCTTTTTATAGCAATAGCATCAAATGGTCCTTCACATAATACTATTGGGACATTCCAATTAATTAAATGTTCATTTGGAATAATATCTCTACTTACTTGAGGGTTTCTGTATTTTACGTATGGTTCTTTTTCAAATGAACGAGCGGTAAAATAATTTATATTTCCATCTTTATCATATGTTGGTAATATAACCATATTTTTATACAAACCTTCTTTACAATATCCTATATTATATTTAAGTATATCGTGTTTACTTACATTCCTCTTTTTTAAGTACGCAATAGCGTGTCTAGCCATGATATCGCTGTTATCAACGTCATTTAGGCCAATAAACTCATCTGGTAATGATACACTGGTTTGTGTCTTAGGCACATAAGTACTATCTACATTTTTAGATAATGACTTTGCTTCATTAATTTTATCTTGACTAGCACCTGCTATTCTTAATAATAAACTAATAGATTTACCTTTTTTACCACAAACCCAACAATGCCAAGGATTATGTCCGTCTTTACTTTCAGTAAAATTAACTTCTAATTTTGGTTTATGGTGTTTACAACTAGGACATTGGTAAGCCATATTACCACGTGCAGTTTGTTTGCCCGTGCCAAGTACTGAATTTACTAATGTAACTAATAACTGATTCACCATAATGTATAATATACGTTAGTGTTTTTTAATTTCCACTGGGTCTTCAAATTCTTTAATTTCAGCAAAATCTTTAGTATAAAATTTGCCTAATATATTATCATTAAAAAACTCATCTGGTTTCTCTAACACTTGGTATAGCATCTGGTATTTTACTTCAAAATAGGTTAGTAATTTTTTGCTTGGGACACATTTAATAATACTTCGTTCCCAATCTGAAGCTTTACTTTCTTTAAGTAAAGTTTTAATTTCTTTTTGTGAACCATAATATGTTTTCCAATCCGATTCTTTAACAGCTAATTTATAAGACGGTTTACGTCCTATTACTGTACCTAAAGCTTCTAGTTCTTTTTTTCCTAGTTTTACTTTTCTAGTAAAAAATAATACTTTTTTACCTATGTAAGTTTTGTCTGAAGGTTTGTGTTTTACCTGATAGACAAACCCATAAGTATTAGGAGGGAATTGTGTTATATCATTTATAGTTTCACCGTTATAGGTCCAACTCATAATTATTTGCTTTAATTAGACATTATCGCAACATGGCAATACATATTGAATTATTTTTCAATATAATATTTTTCATGTTTACTATCATTTGCATTCTTCATAACAAAATTTATAAAAGACGGAGGAGTTGGCGTATTATTAAAATTTTTATTATTGTTTTCGATTATTTTTTTATGTTCTTCAGGTATATTGGGCATTTCACCTAATTTTTTCCATATAGATTTTGATTCTTCTCTTTTAGCTAGGTACCATCCATGATAAGCTTTTAGAAAATATAGCATATAATCACCAGGATACCCAACATTATATTTTAAAGGTGTTGAATTTATATATTGTAATCCTAAACAAGCATATAAATAAGCTGAGTGGTGATCTTGTTTTTTAGCAAAATGTTTACTTAAAAATAAATATGCTTCTGGCCTAGTAGGTAGATAAGATGTTGCTAATTGTAATTGAGCTCTTTCCCAATCATTTCTTCTTCCTATTTTATTTACTTGCTTCCATGTTTTTAAAAGACAATTATAAGATAAATCTATATCTACACCAACCAATAACTCCGCAGCCCTTAAAAAATAAGATAAAGCAGCAGCTCCCTGTCCTAATTGTTCATAAGCCTCTCCTAATTCAGCATTAAAATGAGGATTAAGAGGATCATCAATATAATTATGTAAATGTGTTTGTAAATTACTCATCAATATCCCATTTTAATTCATCTAATAAATTTAAAGGCATTTTTAATGCATAAGCGGCATTATCCTGATAACCATAAGTCATAATTAAATTACCATCTTTTATAATTAAACCACAAGCAAACTCAATCATAGCATCCATAAACTTAAATTGCTCTGATATTCTTTTAACTTTCCAATCTTTATCCCATATTATAAACCTGTGATAATATTGAGCATCTTTTTTTTCATTTTGATGATGGTAAAAATGTGTATCATGAGTTATGCATATTCTATCTCCATCATTACCAAAAGGTATTACTTGTGAACCACCCCTTACTCCTAAAGGTAGACTTATTTCTTGATCACTTTTAAATACTACCTCACTTGATATTATATCTAACATACCTTCTTGTGCCTTATGTTTTGATTTATCTTCAGGATTAACTTTAATTATTTCTAACGGGTTACACCATCTAACATAATGGAAAGGCATATCTAAAATAGGCATCCAATTTTTTTCTAAATGTGTATGTGGGTTTACTTCAACTCTTTCTCTAGTTGTTTCATAAACTCCATCTGGTCTAACATCTAGTTTACATAATTCCATTCTACCTTCTCCATTAGTTTTAGTATCTCGTCTTACACCACAATAGTATAATTGACCTTCCCATCTAACTAACCTAACATCTTCTAATCCAATAAAAGTCCAAACTGGTTTTATATCATGTTTTGATGTATCAATTTCTGTAGATGAAATAACTTCTAAAGTATTAGGATCTAATTTACAAAAATAGTTTTTTGTTCTTAATTTAATATCATCTTCAGGATTTAAATAAGATAATGTACCCCATCTACAATGGAAATTTTGTCCAAATTCATCATGATATAGAATATAATGTACATTCCTAATATTAGCAAGTATATCACCGTTATCATCTAAGTAAATAGAAACATTACAAAGACCCATACCTCTACCTTGCTCTTCGGATAATAATAATGGGGTAATACTTCCTCCATTATTAATTACAAATTTAGATAAATTGTTTAACATACATTATTTATAATGTTGACCACCTAACCATATTACAAATGATTTTCTTACACCTTTTGTAACTGGGGCTACTCTATGCATCATAAACGAGGGGAAAATAAACACACAACCTGCTCTTCTTTCTGCTTTAGGAAAAGGACCACTCATACTTCCACCTTGGAATAATTCTAAATCTCCTCCTTCATATTCATCAGGTTCAGATAATTGAACTGTAATAGATACTTTTCTTTTAGATAATAAACCTGGACCTATATCAGCGTGCCAATCATAATGTCCTTGTTCTGAAGCATAATATTCAGTGTATTGTATTTGTTCTGGG